TACGTTTGGTGTTTCGTACAACGGCGGCCACAAGTCAACCGAGGCGCTGCCGTGGATGATGCCGCGCGAGGAGCCGGTTGTTCCAGAGGAAACCCCAGAGTACGATGACCATTTCACACCAAAGCACGTTTTTCGTGCTCCGGCCATGGCTGCCATGACCGGCGGCGTTAACCCGGCAACGTCCTTTATGTATCCGGCGCGCAAATACCAGTTTGACGATGGTACAACCTCGTGGTCGCGCGAGGTGACGTACACGGACGGCCGGAACTACATCTCGGCCGAAATGTTCCGTGACAATCTCTGGCCGATTATCATCGCCATGGGTTTGCTCGTCATCGTGCTCGCACTCCGCAAGAAATTTGATTAGAGTAATAATCTTTTATAGCCTCTCGGACCATCACTTGACACACCATAAAACTGTCGGATATATTAGACGTCAGTGAAAGAAGTTCTTGAGAGTTGTTTTCGATGTATTTGTAGATATATGTGCACATCTCTTTCGTAGGACGTGTTTGCTGAGAAACAATCCATGGTGTGAATGTATATTTATCGTTCAAAACGAAATGCATGTTTACTTGTTCGAGACGCCAATTTTATCTTTATGTATATAAATGTCGTCTTCGTCCAGAACACGCGCACCGTCGTCCAGAAGACGCGCACCGTCGTCCAGAAGACGCACACCGTCGGCCCTTCCATTTACATATGCATGGTTGGTAAAACACCCGGCAAATGTAAATACAAATAATAAAGACCCTCACCGCGCGTATGCATTTAAAAATAATATAAACCCCGGAAACATACAAGTTTACCGTCCTAACATTAATGTATATAACCGGGTCCGAAACACAGTCGCCCCGGCTCTTAGAAGGGGCGGGAGAAACAATCCACTTTTGAAGGCTGCTGTCGTACAAAACTTAGCTGGGCTTGGGATACCAAAAAAATATTTGAAAATAATGATAACAAATGTGTTACGTGCGAGAGAAGCAGCTCAATTAGCTTCAAAGATAGCCGTTTGGGGAAATAATCCGGTACCTGCTAGACAGCCACACCCTGGTCCGGAACGAAATGCATTCCTTCGCTATCACCAACATCAACATAAAATTGGTGAATGGGAACTGCTTCATCGTCTTGTAAATCAAGTTCCGGGAGCGAATAAACCCGTGCGTCAACCCAACCGTGCTAGAAATAGTGAAATATACAGAGCTCTCCGTGCCATACAACATACGATTCCTGAGTACAGACGTTAAAGAATACGCATCATGTGCCGGAGAGACACACCATGCACGAGTTTCGCGTCTTCATCACGCTCGGGAAGATGCGCAGCGACATTTGCGAAAACACTGAAGCGTGCGTCTGGCAAGGTCAGACGCGCCGTTCTAAATTTGACCATTTTCTTATTCAAACTCGAACCAGGATTTCGATTCTGAATAAGGATAGTAAAGTCATTGGATGGGCACGTGACGTGAAATGTATTCGCGAAAGAACGCCAGAAATGCCACCGTTGTATACGTTTAGTATAGTTCCTCAGTGTCCCCAGATTGTAAACCCGATTCCGCTCGGTCTCGGGAAAGATGTAAAGTATCGTCGGCGTCTGGAGACGCTTCACATGTTTGGATACGAAGTGGTCGACGGAAGTATTGCCGAGGGTATTTTTTTGTGTTCTAAATCTTGATAATTTTGGGAGCCTCCACCTTGACGAGCTGTTTCTCGAGCCGCTCTTTTTCAAAAACAACTTTGGTTTTGATACATGGACATGCGTGCACTTCAAGCTGAATACATCCGGTACAAAAGTTTCTACGGCACTCCCGGCACGTCAACTGTATCCCCTTGTTCCGCAGGCACCCCGGGCACTTCATCTTCTTCTAGTATCTCACATATGTATTCTTTACCTTCATCATCCGAAAGCACTTCGCACAGACCCGTCTGGCGCTTTTGTATGACACGATCCCAAAACGCCTTTGCCTTTGGCAGGATTCGTTCAAACCATGCACGGTCCCGATTAACCACCGTGACGACAAACTCCTCGACGTTCTTTTCGGACGCCGGTCTGTACTGGATGAAATCACACACCTCGAGGTCGAGCACCTCGAGCAACAACTGGATTTGGGGCAGATAATACTTTGGGACGGCCGGGGTAATTTTACGCGTCAGCGGACACTTGATTTCAATCAGACGACCGGCCTCGGTGACGCCGTCGGGTGAACCGCCGAGCCATTTGTGGACGGGGTGTTGCACAAGACCAATTTCATGAGATTTTTGATTGTGTCGAGCGTCGTACAAGTCGCGAGCGATGGGTTCGAGCAGGGTTCCATGTGCCGTGGCTGAATTTCCGTTCCAGTGTTTGAAGCCGCACTTTTTGACAATGAGGTCGTCTGGTGTTTCATATGGATTGTCTCCGATGGCTGTTGCGAGGTCACTGGCGGTAAGCATTGTCCCACGCAAAGCATGCCATTCAGGCGTTCGCTGTTCATCGTAACACCGCTGAAGGAGTTCGGCAACTTTTTCATGCATACGTACCAGAACAACGCTCGAGTGTTTTAAAACAATACGACAAGGAGACAGTATGGCGACTCGCGTATTCCTGCTTGACCGTTCCGGCTCGATGGAGACGTGTCGCGACGACACGATCGATGGCTATAACAGTTTTGTCGAGTCTCAAAAGCCGCTCGGCGGAACCATGTCTCTGTACGAGTTTGATTACGAAACCCTGACCGTTTACGAAAATGTGCCGATTGATAATGTCGTGCCACTCACACGTGAGACATTTGAGCCTCGCGGGTCAACTGCATTGCTTGACGCAATGGGTCACGTCCTGAAACTGAATCTTCCTCGCGAAACGACGGTGATTATTCTGACGGACGGAGACGAAAACTCTTCGGTCGATTATACACCGGCCCATATCAAGGATCTGGTCGAGTCGCGTCAGACACGTGACGAATGGTCCTTCGTGTATCTTGGCGCGAACCAGGATGTTGTCCTCACGGCCAGAAACCTTGGCATTCGGACTTCGATTGGTTTTGATACAGCACGCACGCCTCAGTTGTTTGAGGCTTTGTCTCAGACGCTCTCGGCGACACCCACCCTTGTCACGACCGACCACGTTGCACTCTGAGATTTGAAAATGCGCTCGATGACTTGGGCACATTTCATAGGCTGAAACTTGTTTGAACAACAAAAAACATCAATGTACACTTTCCCGTGCTCCGGGAACGTATGGGCCGAAAAATGACTCTCGGCCAATACGAGTACGCCCGTGGCTCCCACCGGCCGAAACTGGTAAAATGCCTTTGTGACAACTGTGAAATCACACTCGACCGCAACCTGATTCATGAGGTCCTCGAGTACGTCAGCCTGCTTAATTTCGACCCCGTTGACATGTCCGATGAGATGGTCCATTTATATAATAAAGAATCTTGTTTTTAATTGCCGATGCTGTTGTTTCGAGCAGAAAGGTTGGTGTAAATGTAAAACATACCAAGGATTGCAGCGAAAATGAGATATGCCGTACCGAACCATTTTTTGTTCGGGTCGGTCGGGTCCGGCTTACCGGCCTCTACCACCATAAACACGCCAGACAGGAACAGCATAAGAAGAAGGCCGGCGAGCGACGCGCTCAGAAACTTCGAACTGTTATTTGCGTTGTTCATTTATACTTGTCTAAACTATTTTTTTTTAGCCTGTTCTGAGGAACATCATCAGTGCAAATGCGAGAACAACTTGGAAGATTGACATGAAACGAGTCGACCACATCTTTCCGGTACGATACATCTCACGAATGGAATTCGTGAGCAACGTGGCACTCGTAAGCAGGACAATAATGTTGCGATCCGTGGCAGCCATTTATAATTGATTGTGATATTTTATTTGAAACTGCGAACATCGTGAGGTGTTTCCAACCAGAATGTTTTTGGGTCCGTCTGGTACAAATCAAAGAGTCTCGTGTTTTCTGGATCGGCATCCGGTGCCGCGAAACCTTCTGGCGCTTCGGGCAACAAAATGGTTTCGACTGAACGAAGCTCCGGTGAGTACAGACACCCAACTTCGTAACCGATATCAAAGTTGAGTCCGTCCTCGGACTGGACCCAATAGTGTTCACAGAGCTCGCGCGTCTGGGGGACGAGACACACACCTTTCACAACACGAGCCTTGATTCCTTGAGTTTCAAGGGCGCGTTGAAAAAGGGCACAATGGTGTACAACTCCGCCCCGTACTTTGTGCATTTTGAGACGCATCGCAAAGCGTTTCGCGTCCATTAGTTATCATTCAGTTCATTTTTTAAAGCTCGGCATATGGCGATCTTACGTACATCTCAACCTGGGGCGTTGCGACTGACGCCTCTGGAGCTATCGGTGCTGCCGGTGCTGCCGGTGCTGCCGGTGCTGCCGGTGCCATCGAGGTCTCGTATTCGTACATTGTCTCACCGGCAATCTTATCAAATGCACCAATTCCATTAATATCAGAGGTGTCTGAAGGTACTGCCTGAGTTGGCTGAGGAGGCATCTCGGCGGGAGGTGCGGGAGGAGGCATCTCAGCGGGAGGTGCTGGAGGAGGCATCTCAGCGGGAGGTGCTGGAGGAGGCATCTCAGCGGGAGGAGCAGGAGGTGCGGGAGGAGGTGGTGGAGTTACAGTCACAGTGGACTCTGGTGGAGTGTAGTTGCTCTGGCGATACCGAGCAGCCAAAACTACGGCGACGACAATGACCACCGCCATAAGAATTTTATGCCACAACTTCAGCTGGACCATTTTACTACTCGTCAACAAATAAAGTTTGTACCCGTTTTGTGACCAATGGAGTCGTCATCGGTCCGGCTGGTCGATCACATGGGAAATGATTCCGCAATTGTACAGGCTGCCCGAGTATCGTATGGGCAGGGGACAAAGACGGTCAATGACGATCGGGCGCTCATCCGATACCTCATGCGTCATAAGCACACGACGCCGTTCGAGATGGTCGAGTTTAAGTTTCATGTCCGGGTGCCAATCTTTGTGGCGCGACAGTGGCTTCGTCACCGTTCCGCGTCTGTGAATGAAATTTCGGCGCGTTATTCGGTCATCAAGGATGATTTTTTCATTCCGGATGAGCTCCGGAGTCAGAGTATGACGGCCCGACAGGGTTCTCACGGAGTCGTCGAGGGAAGTGAGCTGATACGTCTGAAACAAAAGGCGTCATGTGACCTTGCATTTCACACGTACGATGAACTCGTCCGACGGGGCGTCGCACGTGAACTTGCACGGACGCACCTTCCTCAGAGCACCTATACTGAATTTTATTGGAAAATTAACCTGCACAATCTCTTCCATTTCCTGCACCTGCGCATGGGGAACGACGCTCAGAGTGAGATTCGCGAACCGGCCCGTGCAATTTTTGAAATTATTAAACCCATCGTACCTGAAGCGTGCGAAGCGTTCCAGGACTATGTCCTCGACGCCGTGACGCTGAGCGGTCCTGAAATTCGGGCCATCAAGACCGGCTCCATGGACCACCTGTCAAAAAGTGAGCAACGCGAACTCGAGGCGAAGCGAGGAACCTACGTCTAGTTGGAGAAGGCCAGGCCGCCCATGCCAGAGGCGATGCGCAGCACGTTGTAGTTGACCGCGAACATCTTCTGGGTGGTGGTTGCGACGCTGGACTTGAGCTGGACAGACAGGGACGCGTTGTCGATGCGGGAGAAGTTGCAGGTGCCGGTTGGCTGGTGCTCCTCGGGCTGCAGGGCGAAGGAGTAGGTGTAGATACCCGGGTAGGGGGTACCGGTGTGGTGGTAGAAGGGCTGCACCTGGTTGAAGTACTTGCCGGACTGCTCCTTGAAGCGGTCCTGGCCGTTCAGCACCACCTTGAACAGGTGCAGAGGACCCACCTCATTACCGAAGGTGGTGGCGGTGGTGGCCAGCTGCGTGCCCTCCTCGACCCAGAACACGTTACCGGTCAGGGCAGATGCGGTCACGACGTTAGACACAACAACTGGGGCGACGTTGGAGCCAGGGGCGAAACCAAGTGGCATCCACAGGTGAGGGCAGCCGACCAGATGGGGCAGAATCGTGCCAGACAGAGCCGCCTTGGACGGGTCGCACGTCACGTTCACGTTAGACGTGGACGAGGAGAAGTTCCACATGCCGTTCAGCTGCGTCAACTGCTGAGCGGTTGCGGTCGGGTTCTGGTAACACCAGATCAGTTCCTTCACTGGGTGGTTGAAGGTCAGACGAACAGTCTGCACGGCACCCTCCGAAGTGCTCGAAGACGTCAGGGCGTCACCGCCGGTGTGCTGCAGCTGCTCAATCAGGTACTCGTGACCCTTCTGGGCGAAGCGACGACGCTCCTCGGTGTCCAGGTAGATGTAGTTGGCCCACACCTCGAACGCGTTGGTCGTGCCGAAGTAGCTGGAGTAGTACTGGGTCAGGTCAAAGTCCAGACGGACCTCGTGGTACTGCAGAGCAATCAGAGGCAGGTACAGGCCGGGGTTGCGGTTGAAGAAGAACAGCAGAGGCAGGTACACCTTGGGCACCGAGGTCTGCGTCGTGTTCGGGTTGGACATGGAGGTCATCTTGCCCCAGGCAATCTTGTCCGACTCGTTCAGGAACAGCTCGGCGTACAGGCGCCACCAGGTCTGGTAGTGCTTGTCGATGCGCTGGCCGCCGATGGTCAGCTCGACGGCGGAAATGGCACGCTCAGCCACCCAGTTCATGTCATAGGCAGAGTTGGTCGAGGTCAGCGCCAGGGTCGTGCCGTTGGGCGCCAGAGGCTGCAGAGCCACATGCATGTTGCCGACCAGGTCGCCGTTACGGGCAATGGTCACAGACACGCGAGAAGCGTTACCGACGGTACCAGAGGTCGTCTGCTGGATCAGCTCCATCGCGAAGTTGGTGTGGCGCTTGTACACCGCCTGGAAGAAGGTCACCTTGGGCGTACCGGTCAGGTACACGTCCTGAGCGCCGTAAGCTACG